TCGCATGGTCAGACAGGAGTGCAGGGCACTGGCCGCACCGCTGCCGGTATCTCTATGCTGATGGGCGCTGCCCAGCTTAGCGTCAAAGGCGTGGTCAAGAACATTGACGACTACCTGCTTCAGCCACTTGGTGAGGCGTTCTATGCGTTTAATATGCAGTTCGACTTTGACCCAGAGGCACGTGGCGACCTAGAGGTCAAGGCACGAGGCACAGAAAGCCTGATGAAGAATGAGGTACGCTCTCAGCGTTTACTTCAGCTTCTTAACATTGCCGGTAACCCGAACCTTGCTTCGTTTGTTAAGTTTCCTGTTGTTCTGCGCGAACTGGCGCAAGCAATGGACTTAGATGCAGAGAAGCTCATTAACGATGAGCGGGAGGCATTCCGTCAAGCTGAGATTATCCGTGCGGCTGGTGGCGGTGACCAACCACAACCGCAAGCACCCGGAATGAGTCCTATGGATATGTCTGGCGGTGGTGGGGGTAACATCGGTGTAGGCGGGGCAGCAGTACCCGGTGAACAGGGCTTTAGTGCCGCTCAGACGCCTGCTGAGCAGCCTCAGGGCGATGCGCAAGCACAACTAGCTAGTATCCTTGGAGGGCTTCAGTGACCCCTGAAATCGCCAAGAAACTACTACCGCTTGTAAATGTTAAGCGCACAGTTGACCTGATGGAAGTCTACGCGGATGCGCGTATCGCGGAAGCGCACAAACTTATGGAGCAGTCTGATGACTTACGGGTTATCCAGATGGCTCAAGGAGCAATCAAAGAACTGCGGCGGTTCAAGACGCTCCGCGATGAAGTAACTAAGCGAGCAGAAGATGGCCGATAAGGTTGGTAGAGAGACTGGACTCGTTACAAACTATGGACGTCCTGTTTATGAAATGGAAGACGGCTCGCGAGTATCGGAAATTTCTGACACTTTTAAATATAAAGGTAAGATAATTAACATCCCTACCATTCATGGGGGACGTCAATACAGTCAGAGAGAATTGATTGATATGCTTGATGCAAATGATATCAAGCCGACAAGCACGCATAGCACGTTCGAAGAAGCTGAAAAAGCGGCGCGAGAACGTAGCGACAATATGACGATGCACAAGGCTAAGGCCTCAGGAGGAGTAATGATGGCACAACAAGGGCAGACGGTATTGCCGATGACACAGGCAACATCCGCCCCACAAGGCGGCGGACCAAAGGCGGCTAACCCCGCAGCTGTTAACCCATTGGTAGCACCCCAACAGCAATCGGCGCGCCCCGGTCAAGTGGACCCTCGCGACGGCGCTGTTCAAGAGGTGGCACAAGAAATGCAGAAGAAACAGGCTCCTGCGCCCCAACCTGCGCCTGTTATGGCTCAACCACAGATTGGGGGTTTGGCTGCACCCGCACAACAAATGGCCCCACCCATGATGGCAAAAGGCGGCATGAAAGATGACGCACCTGAGGGTCTTGCTGTCATGATTGGCCTCGGTGCGCCAACCCCCTCCTATGAAGAAGCTGCTGAAGGCAATCCTCCGCCCGGCGCTACGAAAGAAGAAGTTGCCGACGACCAGCTTGTTCTGCTGAGCGAAGGCGAACTCGTTGTCCCTGCTAACGTAGTGCGCTTCCACGGTCTTGGCACATACGAAGGTATGCGTCGTGAGGCTCTTATGGGCCTACAGCAAATGGAGAACAGCGGACAGATTGAGTACGTCAGCGGAGGTGCAGAAAAAGCGGACCCCATTGACGATAATGGCGGAATTGTAAAGGCGCAAGCTGGTACCACGCTTATGGGGGCATCGCCTGACCCATTTCGATTTCTCCCAGGTGAGGCTGTCCCGGGTCTACTTGGACCGGGAATGATTGGACCGGGCAACCTTCCGGGAGCTTATCCTCCACCTCGGACGCCAATAGTTAGAAGTCCAGAAGAAATGCAACGTCTGAAAGATATTGAAGCTGCGTCTGCTAGATTCGTGACAACTCCTAATAATCAGACAACGCCTACTGTCCCAACAACCTCCGCCACTTCGACAACACCTTTAGGCAGACAGCCCACTCCAGTTATTCCAACTGAAACAACAAGTATCGTTGCGCCTAACGTAGGACAATACACACAGTCACAAGACCCGGGTACATCGGACCCTGACCCAGACCCACCGGCAGACCCGTGTCCTCCGGGATATAAGATGAATGCGACTACTGGAGTCTGCGAACCTGTTGCACCGCCGACAGCCGCTCCGCGTGCCCGAGAAGATGACCCCAGCGATTCTGGTGAGCAACCCTTTGGAGCCACTGCAGTTTTCGGTGGCACGTCGCAGGACGGAAGACTTGTAGGTGCTACGTCATATGATTTTGGTCTGCAATCCAGTGAAGGAAGTGCGTTTGGTATTATGGGTGCTCTGCTAGGTGGAAGTGACCAAGTAGTGCTGACTGACCGCAACACTGGACGCAAAGCAGTCATGGCCAAAAGCACGTACGAGGCCATGAAAGCTGACCGTACTAATCCTGAGAATAATGCTTTCATTCAACAGCTTATGGACACACAAGCGTTGATTGATGCGGATTACGCTAGAAGTAGACCTGACCAAGGTATGTTTTCTGACATAACGGGTAACAAGAAAAGACAGTATGAAACTAACACTGCCAAGGGCATGGCGGAAGACCTTGGACTTGATTACACTGGTCAATCCTTGGCAGAGATTATGATTATCGAAAAGGCACAAAGCCAAACAGGTAGTGACGCTACGGCGGCGACTACTACTACTGCCTCTACTACCGGCGTAGAAACTCCAACAGCTCCTGCGGTAAATTCTGGCCTAATGGGGCCAGTAACTCCTGAACAAGTTAATTATGAGCTTCTTACGCTTAATAATGTATTTGCAGGGGGAGAAGCGAGTCCTTTTGTTGACCCGAACGCGTCGCAAAAAGCTCCTGTATCACTAGCTCAACAAATGCGTGCACTTAATTTGATGCAAGCAGGAGAATCTGGCAGTTTCGTTAGAACAGATGGAACGGTTGAAAGTATTGCTGGTATGGAAACTGTTCCTCCTTCAACTGCTATCGCTATCAATCGAAAACTGCAGGAAGTTGAAGATGAATTATCTAAAACCACAACCGCAGATGTACGTCGTAAATTTGCTGAAGGTATTGATGAAGAAGCAGCTGGCTTTGAAAGTGGATTTTACGATGAGCAAGAAAATATACAACAAAGACGACAAGCTATGGAAGATGCTCGTGAAGAGTTCGAACGTCAACGTCAACAGGATGCTGATGATGCGGCGATAGGCCGTGGTAATATTGTCCGAGACAGTTCAGGTCGTCCGGTAACGAGCAACGGACGTCCAGTGACAACTAAGCAGGGAGCCGCATTACGTCGTTCCGGCGGAGATGATGAAATCAATCGTCAAGCAGCTGCTATGCGTAGAGACGCCGACCGCAGAGAACGGGAGGAGGCTAGCCGTAAAAGTGAAGAAAGAGTGCAACAAAAAATTGCATCTGGCGTTGACGCTGAAGCTGCAGCGTTTGAAAGTGGTGGAAATGACGACCCCGGCAAGTCAATTGTCTGTACAGAAATGTATCGCCAAACACAGCTTGAGGATTGGGCTAGGACAATGAAGATATGGGATACATATCAGAAAAAGTACTTGACACCACTACACGAAGTAGGCTACCATTATCTCTTCAAACCATATGTTCGCGGTATGCAGAACAGCGGCATACTAACTAATGTCGGCGCGTTCTTTGCACAGAAGCGGACACAGCACCTCAGACATGTTTTAACAAAAGGCAGGGCTAAAGATAGCTTTGTTGGTAATGTCTGGTGCAAAATTATTCATCCTATCGTCTATTTGGTAGGAAAGATGGTTTACAAAAAATAATCATTGTAAACTGTAGTCCGGCTACCCATCACCCCGAAAGGCTACTGGTGGCCCCATCAAGGAGTACATTATGGCTGAAGCAATGGCTGTAAAACAAGATATTAAGACAACCCCGATTAAGTACAAGAAAGACCGTTCTAGCGAAGAAGCAGAACTGCAACAGCTGGAAGAAGAGCGGCGCTCACTTCTGCAAGAACAGAAGGAAGAAGAAGCAGACCAAGCAGAGACTGAAAGCTTGGCCCCCGAAGAGAAGACATTTAAGAAAAGGTATGGAGACCTCCGTCGTCACTCACAGCAAAAAGAAGAGCAACTCAAAGAGCAGATTCGCGCTCTTGAAACCCAGCTGTCGACGGCAACTAAGGAAGCTATTCAACTACCCAAGTCTGATGAAGAGATTAGCGAGTGGTCGCAGAAGTATCCTGATGTAGCTAAAATCGTAGAAAGCATTGCTACGAAGAAGGCACAAGAGCTTGATTCTACTATAGAAAAACGTCTTGAGCTTATTGCTGAACGGGAGGCGGATGCTAACCGCAAACGCGCAGAAGCAGAACTTCTGCAACTTCATCCAGATTTTGATGATATTCGGAATGATGAAGAATTCCACGGCTGGGTCCAAGAACAGCCTACATGGGTTCAACAGGCACTATATGAAAATGAAAATGACGCTCGCTCTGCTGCTCGCGCAATTGACCTCTATAAGGTTGACCGTAACATTGCAAATAAGAAAGAGAGTGTGCAGAAAGCTGATAAAGCTGCGGCGCAAGCTGTTTCGTCTCGTGGTCAAAGCACAGTCGCTGATACCAAAGAAGCGCAGAGCAATCAATGGCGAGAGTCAGATGTAGCTAAGATGCGTCCTCAAGAATTTGCCAAGAATGAAGAAGCAATCATGCAAGCTATTCAGTCTGGCAACTTTATTTACGATGTTTCCCGCGGTGGGCAGTAAATTACTGTTTACAAACCGTTGAAAATGTGGTAAAAAATATAGTAACTATAACTGCGGCCCCTATTCGGCAACCCGCGCTCGTGCCCTACACATAAGATTCAGGCACTTTTTCGTTTAAAATTGTAGCCCCGAGTGTAGCGGGGCATACGATTTTCTCCCTCTCTAAACCACCCAGGTGACGTTTAGCCCTGCTTTCAGCAGTTACCTAGACTAGCTGGCCTTTACAGTGTTCAGAAAATCGGTGTTTCAAGCCTCATCTAGGAGTTTAAGATGGCTTTTAAAACTGCCGCTGGATACGGTAATCTACCGAACGGAAATTTCTCCCCGGTAATTTACTCCCAAAAAGTCCAGCAAGCTTTCCGTAAAACTTCTGTCGCTGAGTCAATCACGAATTCCGATTACTTCGGTGAAATCGCGAACTTCGGTGATACCGTTCGTATCATCAAAGAACCCGAGATTACCGTTAAGGAATACGCGCGTGGTGTTCAAATCACTCCGCAAGACCTCGACGACGAAGACTTTAGCCTTGTTGTAGACAAGGCCAACTACTTTGCTTTCAAAGTAGATGACATCGAAGAAGCTCACAGTCACGTTAACTTTGAGTCTCTGGCATCTGACCGCGCAGGTTACCGCCTCCGCGACCAGCATGACCAAGAGGTTCTTGGTTACCTGTCG